AACATTAAGAAAGGCAAAATGTCTGGTGCATACTGGGCTAACAAGGTGAAATGGTAATGTATAACAAAGGCAAAAAGAAAAAACCAAAGGGCAAATAGATGCCTATCCGTAAAACCCAAAAGGGTTGGAAAATAGAAAACACTGCTGGCTACTCTAAAACCAAAAAGGAAGCAGAGAAGCGTTTAGCAGCAATCAAGACGCGGCAGAAAGGTAAGAAATAATGGCAACACTAATTGTAGAAAACGGCTCTATCGTTGCTAATGCGAACACCTATGTCACGATTGAAGAATACATAGCCTACGCAAGCAGCTTGGGCGTAACGGTCGAAGATACGGACACTTATAAAGTCCAGTTGATTAAAGCGGCGCAGTATATCGATTCAAAGGAATCTCAGTTATACGGAGACATGGTTGAAAAGACACAGCCATTATCGTATCCGCGCAACAATCTTGTAGACCTACAAAACTTTACTTGGGGCAATGACGAAATCCCCACGCTAGTTAAGAAGTGTCAAATGTCTCTTGCATTAGATATTAATTCTGGCGAAGACCTGTATAACTTGAGCGCATCTGCATCTGTAGCGGTTAAACGTGAACGAGTAGAAGGCGCGGTAGAGGTAGAATACGCTGTCACTGATAGCGCACGAATGGCTAGGAACTCACGCAGTTCTTCGCTACTGGCTGCACTGATGAAGAATGGCGGCACTAGCATACCGCTATCTATGGCTTAATATGAGCGATGCGTTTTATAACGGTCTAGCTGCCACTGCTGCAAGGCTGATTACTAAGTTTGGGGCTGTCGGTACGATTACACGCACCACAGGAGGCTCTGTAGACCCTGTGACAGGCGATACTACCGCAGGAACTACGGTTACCTATGCTCCGAATACAATCGTTCAGAGGTACGCTGACGAGCTTGTAGACGGTACTAGGATTTTAAGCAGTGATAGGCTGATTATCTTGGATAATACCGTACAGCCTTTGATGACTGATAAAATCACTGTAGGCGGCGAAAACTGGACTATCGTATCGATTACAGAGTCAAAGCCAGCAGGCGTTCCGTTGGTTTACTTCGTTCAGGCTAGACGATGATTATTAAAAACGCAGATCAAATAGCAAAACGCGCTAAGTCTACGCTTGATGAATTTACAAGAGCGGTATGGATTGAGCTATTTACAGGCGTAATTGACAACACCAGAGTAGACACTGGGCGCATGAAAGGTAACTGGCAAACTACAGTTGGTGCTCCTGCTAATAGTGACATAGATAGATTAGATAAATCTGGCGCTCAAACTATACGAGATATGCAGTCAAATGTAGGCGGCATTAATAAAATTACATATTTAACAAACAATTTGCCGTATGTTGGCGTCTGGGAACAAAGAGACGGCATGGTTGCCAAGAATATCGCTAGAATTGAAACAAATATTAGAAAGTTAGCTAGGAATATCAAATGAGCCTCAAAATCGACCAAGCATTTGTTCAGTCGTTTATTGATGGCTCTTTTGGGCTTCCAGTAGATTATGAAAATATGCCGTACACGCCTGTGTCTGGGACTGCGTTCGCGGAGCTTATACACTTGCCAAATCCGATAGATAGTCTGACGCTTGCCGATATGAATGAAACTAGCGGCATCTTCAGAATAATTTTGCGCTACCCTGCTGACGGTGGAGCCGTTGCTGCCAAGACTAAGGCAGAGGCAATCATGGCGCATTACCCTATTGGGAGTAGCGTTGCATATTCTGGACAATCTGCGACAATACGCTCAGTAGACCGCCAAGCAGGAGTTGTTGAAGACGCTTGGTACACACTTGTCGTTTCGATACGATATATTTCTTTTATAACGAGGTGATTTATGCCTGATTCAGTACAAACTCTTGTCGAAACCACGATTAGTGTCTCGGCATCTCTCCCTGCTACATATGATGCGGCAGGCTATGGGGCTTTAACTTTCACAGCGGTAGGTCAGGTAACTGATTGGACTGCTGGTGGTCAAGTCTACAATGTTGTCACTAGTAACCCTATTGCACAGCGTAGCACTGACAAATACAAAGGTACTTTTAACAACGGTACAGATTCAATCACTGTAAACCGTGATGATGATGACGCAGGTCAAGTTATCATTCTTGCGGCTCTTACTGATGATGCTGATTATGCTTTCGAGGTAACTTACCAAGACAGCACGATTGATTATTTCACTGGTAAAGTAGTTTCATTTGACACTGTCGCTGGGGGCGCAGACTCAATAGTTCAAAAGACTATTCAGCTGGAGCGTACCCGTTCGACAGTTACTGCATAAGGTAACTAAGAATGGATTTAGCGCAATTTGATCTGAAGGAAGCTGCGAATAGCGGTATTACTGTTGAGCTGGCTCACCCTGTAACTGGTGAGATTTTAGAGGACGAAAAAGGCAATAATCTTACTATTAAGATTCTTGGCAAAGACTCCGCTAAGTGGAATCAAACAGCAAAGCGTATACAAGCTAAAAACGCTAACAAGTATCGCAATGGGAAAGTGCCTGAAGCTGAAGTAGAACGCTCACTTCGTGAGATTCTTGCTGAATGCACTGTCTCTTGGTCGAACATCGTTTACAACGAGGAAGTTCTGAAGTGCAACAAAGAGAACGCCTTGATGCTATACGAAAAGCGGTCATGGATTGCGGAGCAAGTGTTGGAAGCTGCTGCTGACAGGGCTAATTATTTTTTAGCCTAAACCAGTTACTTGAGGATTATGTTCGCTATTGGGCTTGGCTCACTACGAACCAGAAAGGCGCTACGAAGGCACGAATTGAGTCTAACCCAGACCCAATTATGCCCGAAATAGCGCCTTTTTCTTATGTCATAGACTTATTGTCGCAGATTGGACCGACTGAAGTTACATGGCAAGAAATAAGTAGCTGGTGCAATTTAACTGGTATCAAATTAAGTGTCTGGGAAAGTAACACTATTAAAAGACTTTCTGCAATTTACACTTCATGCGCTCAACGGTATCAAGACAGCACAGCACCGTCACCGTTTAGAAGCGTTGAAGCACCAAAGTCGATGGACGAATCGATTAAAGCTGCGCTACGGCAAGGCAATTTTAGGAATTAAACATGGCGACTGATTTATATAAAGTAATTATCGAAGCCCAAGCTAAAGGAGTTAAAGAGACTGACGCTGCTCTTGAAAGCCTTGGCAAAAAAACATCGCTAGTTTCAACTGCAACAAAAGCATTGGGAGCAGCTTTCGCCGCCCTTGGAGCAGGTAGTGCATTAACTAAAATTGCTAATGATACTCGTGCTTTTAGTTCTTCAATTAGTGAACTATCAGCGATCACTGGTGCTGCTGGCAGAGATTTGGAATTCCTTAAACAACAATCTTTGGAAATAGGTCGAACAACTACACTTTCTGCATCACAAGCTGCTGAGGCTTTTAAGTTAATCGCAAGTGCAAAGCCTGACCTTCTAGAATCTGGTGAAGCATTAGCATCTGTAACCAAAGAAGCAGTAAAACTAGCTGAAGCTGCGCGTATTGACTTAGCGTCTGCTGCTAATACGGTTGGAACATCGTTAAACCAGTTTGGGGCAGGTGCAGAAGAAGCTGCAAGATTTGTTAATGTATTAGCTGCTGGCTCGAAACTCGGCGCGTCATCTATATCTGATACAGCATTAGCACTAAAGAACTCTGGTGCTGCTGCGGCTGCTGCTGGCGTAGGATTTGAAGAAGCTAACGCTGCAATTCAAGTTCTTGCTGCTGGTGGTTTAAAAGCGAGCGAGGCTGGCACTGGGTTAAGAAACATTATCTTGAAACTAGAATCAGACACAGATCAAAAACTAAGACCATCTGTTGTTGGATTAGGAACTGCGCTAGAAAATCTTGCTGCTCAAAACTTAACAGTTACTGAGATTACCAAGAAGTTTGGCGTTGAAGGCGTTATTACAGCATCAACATTGCTAAAAAACGCAGACGCAACAAGCAAGCTAACTACAGCATTAACAGGAACTAATATAGCCACAGAACAAGCTGCTACTAACTTTGATAATTTAGATGGCGATTTACTCGCGTTAAATTCTAGTCTTGAAGGTTTAGCAATTGCTTTAGGAAGTAACGCAGAGCCTAACATGAGAAAATTGGTTCAAGCATTAACTGACTTCTCACAAAAAGCGATTGAATTTGTTAACTCTGATCGCTTTGCTGCTTATTTAAAAACCACTTTTAATATTGCAGAGGCTTTAGCTATTTTGCTTGGAGTTAGATTGGTTGCAAGTCTTGTGGCAACTGCGACCGCATTCATTCGTACAGCTACAGCGGTAGGTGTTCTTGGTCGTGGAATTACATTATTAGGTGGTCCAATTGGTGTAATTACAATTGCTGCTTATGGCTTATATGAAATATTGCAAAAATTAGCTAATACTCGCGTTGATAAAATGAGCGAAAGTCTTACTCTGGCTGCAACTCAAGGCGTTGGTGCTGTAGATGAGCATATTAATAATTTAAACGATAGCCTTGTTGAAGTTCGTAGACAAATGGGAATTGCTGAACAGGCTAATAGAGGTTTCAATGCTTCAGTTAGTGCTGGAGCTAATCAAGTTATCAGTCTTCGTAATCGTGAAGAAGAAATCTTGCAAGCATTATCTGATGCAGAAGAACGCAGAGAAGCCTTGGTTAACGCAGGAACTATTGCGACAGGTGATTTTTCAGATGTTACTGCTGAAGCACAAGCAATATTAGAAGGACTTAATGAAACACAGCAACAATCTATTGATGTAACGGTTAAACAAACAGATAAATATAAAGATTTAACAGCTTCTCTTGAGCAACAAATGACTCAAGTGGGAATGACTGAGCGCGAACAATTCTTATATAACCAGCAATTAAAACTTGGTGCTGATGCAACTTTAGAAGAGCGTTTGCAAATTGAAAGCCTTGCTGGAACTTTATTTGATGCAGAAGCAAAACATAAAGCAACTACAGCAGCCGTAAAAGAATTAACTGATGCTCAACAAATACATAAAAACATGGTTGAGAATGTTCAAAAATCATTTGGTGATTTGATTTACAAAACATTGGATGACGGCAAAATAAACTTTAAATCATTTTTTAATTCTGTTCTCGATGGTTTCAAACGCTTAGTAGCTGAATTAGCTGCTAAAAAAATAATGAACGCGATATTCGGAGACGGAGGGCTTGATGGTTTCTTATCAAGTGTTTCTGGTGGATTTGGCTCAATTATGAGCAGTATTTCT